TGCAGAATCTGCAGCGAAACAAAAGGCAAAAGAGCCATCTAAGGGAGCTAAATAATAGTGAATAAAGCAGATTTTATTGATTGGAAGCGTCATCCTGTCACTCAGGTGGTTTTCAGTCAATTAAACCAACGTATAAATGATTTACGAGCCATGCTTGGAGATAGTGCGGGTGTTAACCCAGTCCAAGATAGCAACTTTGTGGGTGCAATACAAGCCTACAAAGACATTGTAAACATTGAGTATGAAGGTGAAGAGGAGACTCAATGATTATTCCAGTAATACATCGCATTGTCATTAAACCAGACAAGTTGGAAGAAACGGATAAAACGTTTAAGCGTGCCAGCGCAGCTGGTATTATAATTCCAGACAATGATGATCGTAAACGCGCCCAAGCAGGCGTGGACAAAGGTATTGTGGTGTCAATTGGACCAACAGCCTTTCGTGATTTTGGAGCTGAATGCCCTATTAAGGTTGGGGACTACATAGCTTATGCACGATTTGCTGGCAAGCACATAGAAGACCCCTACACCAATGAAGAATTTGTAGCCCTCAATGACGAGGACATCATTTCTATTTTTAGAACCGAATAAGGAGCCTAGATGGCTGAAGAAACAATTGTTACCCCAGAAGGTAACACCCCCGCGCCCGAAGATACACCAAAGCTATCCGCTGCAGAGCAGCAAGCAATGGAACAGGGTTGGGTCCCACAAGATGAGTGGGAAGGTGATCCAGAACAATGGCGTCCAGCCAAAGAATTCTTGGATCGAGGAGAACTCTTTAAGAAAATTGAAGATCAGAACCGCACAATTAAAGAATTTAAACGTGCTCTTGATGATCTAAAAGGCCACCACGCTAAAACTCGTGAAACAGAGTATGCGCGTGCGATACAGGCATTGAAAGCACAAAAGATTGCTGCACTTGAAGAAGGTGATGCAGCCGCTGTCGTCAAACTAGACGACCAGATTGATCTTGTCAAAGATGAACAGAGTAAACTTAAACAAGCCGCATATGAACCACAGGAACCACAAGTTAATGCTGAGTTCACCAACTGGGTTGATAAAAACAAATGGTATGAAACCAGTCAACCAATGCGCGCTTATGCTGATGCTTTAGGCCGAGACCTCGCTTACAAGGGACTTTCCCCTAGCGACGTTCTTAAAGAGGTGGAGCGACAAGTTCGCGACGAATTTCCTCAAAAATTCCGCAATTCTAACAGGGACAAGCCTGGTGCGGTAGAGAGTAGTACAAATAAGGGTGGAAAGAGTAACAACGATGTTGCGCTTTCTGACGATGAGCGTCGAGTGATGCAGCGTTTTGTTCGGACTGGTGTTATGACTGAAAAGGAATACATGGCTGAACTTAAACGTATTAAAGGAGCTTAATTATGAGTGACATTAAAGAAGCAATTGCGAAAGCACCGAGAGGTCGTACGCAGCGTGTTCCCGTAGGTTCACGTAAGGTTTTAACTGTAGCTGGAAAAGACCCCAGTTACGAATATAGAATTATTAACGACTCGGGAGATCGAGTGCAAGAGTTTTTAGAAGCTGGTTATGAGCTAGTGGACAATGACTCCGTGAGGGTGGGAGACAAACGAGTTAACGCTGCTTCGGCAGAAGGCTCTAAAGCTCAGCTTTCCGTTGGACAAGGGCAAAAGGCATTCGTCGTACGTATCAAAAAAGAATGGTACGAAGAAGACCAAATGAAAAAACAAGCCCATGTCAATGAACTGGAAAACGCCACCAAAGCAAAAGCTCTTGATGGTACTTATGGTAAGCTCGACATCAGTCGAGGCTAACTAATTTTAAGTGCCGTTAGGAAATGTCTATTTTATTAATGGAGAATTGCTAATGGCAAGTGTATCTCGTATTAACGGGTTCCGTCCTGTTAAAACAATTACTGGCTCACCATATAATGGTCAAGCCAATTTGTATTTTGTGCCTTCCTCTGACTCAACAGTCATTATGGTTGGCGACGCTGTGAAACTAGCTGGCGACGCTCGCGCTGCCACTGGTGCCCCCACAGTCACCCGTGCTGGTGCTACTGATGCTGCTGTCGGTATCGTTGTAGGCATTTTGTTCACAGGCGTTGGTGATTTGACCAACATGCCCCCAGTGAACGATTTGAATACTCCTGTATATCGTCGTGCATCTACAGATCGTTACCTATTGGTAGCGGATGATCCTAGTCTAGTGTATGAAGTTCAGTATGCTGGCACTTCTGTGTCTGCTGCTACTATTACCGCTAACGTTGGTCAGAACGGTCAGTTCACAACTACTGCTGGTAACACAACTTCGGGTTCGTCTGGCATGCAGCTTGATAGCTCAGGATTGGCAACAACAGCCACTCTGCCTTTGAAGATTGTGGGCTTCCCCAATCGTCCCGATAACATCCCTGGCGACACCTATTTCAGTTACTATGTTAAATTAAATAACACAGCTAACGGTACAGGTACTGGCGCTACAGGTTATTAATTAAAGGAAAGGTAGAATATGTCTATTATTAATAGCGGCTCGTTTGCCAAAGCGCTATGGCCTGGCGTCAATGCTTGGTATGGCAAAGCGTATGATGAATATGGAACAGAATACGACAAATTGTTCGATAAGTTTACTTCACAGAAAGCTTACGAAGAAGATGTCGGTATCTCTTCTTTTGGTTTGGGCGTTCAAAAGGCTGAAGGCGCACCTATCTCTTATGATAGCGAGCGTCAAGCTTTCATTACACGTTACCAACACGTCGTGTTTGCGTTAGGTTTCATCATCACTCGTGAAATGATGGAAGATGACCAATATGATGTCGTCGGTCAACGTAAAGCTCAAGGTTTGGCCTTTTCTATGCGCCAAACTAAGGAAGTTATCGGTGCTAACGTTTACAACCGTGCTTTCAATAGCTCTTACACCTTCGGTGACGGCAAAGAACTGATTAGCAACGCTCACGTCAACCTCAAAGGTGGTACATGGTCTAATACCCTGTCTACTGCTGCTGACTTGTCTGAGGCTTCTTTAGAGCAAGCATGTATCGACATCGCTGGTTTCACCAATGATGCTGGTTTGTTGATTGCTGTTCGTCCAGAATCGCTCATTATCCCACGTCAATTGATGTTTGAAGCAAAGCGTATCTTGGGTACTGACGGTCGCGTCGGCACTGACAACAACGATTTGAATGCTATCAAGACTATGGGCATGATCCCAGAAATCGTGACTAGCCACTTCTTGACTGACCCAGATGCTTGGTTCATTCGTACTGACGTGCCACACGGCATGAAGTATTTTGAGCGTCGCGCTGACCAGTTCGACATGGACAACGATTGGGACACTGAGAACGCTAAGTTCAAGGCTACTGCTCGTTTCAGCTTCGGTGCAACCGACGTTCGTGGTATCTACGGTTCGCCTGGCGCTTAATTTATCTGGGGGAGCCTGTCTCCCCTATTAACTATAAAGGATAAATTATGGGTTTTCTCGCAACTGATCTCTCTCCTCTGGGCCAAGCTAGCCCCTTAGTTCCAACAAGTAAAGATGTTGTAGTTAAGGCGTTTCAAGTTGCTCGTACTGATACAACTGCTTCATTAAAGGCTGTATTGCCTGCTGATGCATCAATTATCAATATTGACATCTTTGGTACGGCTTCAGACGCTGGTACAACAGCAACACTAAGCATTGGTACTTCTACTACCTCCACTGAAATTATTAGCGCCCAAAGCGTTTTAACTGGTGGTAAAGTAGCAATTACAACTGCATGGTCTGCAAACTATCCTAACACACAACCTGTCCCCGTCGTTGGTGACCTCAAGTTGTATGCTAAGTATGCAGAAACAGGCACAGCTTCTACAGCTGGAGCTTGGACCGTAGTAGTTTACTACGTTCGTTAATGGGAAGGGGCGCAATGCCCCTTTTCTTTCTTCTTGGGAGATGGTGAGTCTTCCGTCTTTGGTAAAAGGAAAATATTATGGCTGGTTCAAATGTATGGGTCAAATGTGGCAAGGTTTATAACCTTGACCCCAACGGTGCAGGTTTAACTGCTACTGGTGCTACCCCCCGAATTTTTAAAGATAGCCCTTACGCTACCTTTCAAGTAACTGGTACTACAACTGCAAGTACTGGTTCAGCAACCGTTAAAATCCAAGGCAGTAATCTAGATGATGCCAATTCTTATGTAGATTTGGGCACAATTACTTTAACACTTGGTACAACTTTAACTGCTGATGGTTTTGCTACCTCAGCCCCATGGAAATTTGTACGTGCTAACGTTACAGCAATTTCTGGTACAGGTGCTTCTGTCAACGTTTTGATGGGAGTATAAAATGAGTTCTATTGTTAATAATAATGCAGCAGGCGTGGTTGGTACAACAGATCACTTAGCTAAAACTGCTGCTAAAGTGATGGTAACAGCTGACAATTTGTTTACCGCTGTTGGTGATGTACAAATCTTAAGTTTGCATTCTGAATGTTATTCAGCAAACGGTGCTACCGCTTCAACTCTTCAATATAAACTAACTCCTACAACAGGTACAGCAGCAACTATTTCAGGAGCGTCGGCTTCTTTGGCTAACGCTGTTGCAGGTACTATTGTTGTTGCAGATGGCTCTACTTTAGCGGCAGCTCCCACTGTTTCAGCAAGTGGTGTTGGATTAAATACTACATCGCGTGGTATTATTTTTAAAGATGGTACATTATCTATTGTAGTTGGTGTTGGTTCTACTACAGGAACATGGAAACACTATCTTCGTTATGAACCCCTTGAGGATGGTGCTTACGTCGTCCCACTACAGTAAGGTGACTTATGAGTAAACAAGCAGCTGGTAAATTTATCGGTGTGCTGTTTTTAAGTAGGACAGTTGCTCATCAATTACATTTAAAGACGAACAGCTATGCAGAGCATGTTGCTTTAAACACGTTTTATGAAGAAATTGTCGATCATGCTGATGGCATAGCAGAACAATGGCAAGGTGAGCAGGAAGAACTCCTAGACATCCCTACGCTAGCTGCTAAAGATGCCACCGATCCTTTGAAGTATATGAAAGAAACTTTGAAGTGGATTGAAGGTAATCGGTATGAAGCTTTTGAAAAAACAGACACTTCTATTCAGAACGATATTGACAATGTTGTAAAACTGTTTCGTTCTACAATCTACAAACTACGTTTTCTGAAGTGATGCTATGAAAAACCATCTAATTTTAGGAGACTGGAACGCGCTGTGTGACTCATGCGGACGTAAATTTAAAGCCTCTAGTCTACAAAAACGATGGGATGGTTTAATAGTTTGCAGAGAAGACTGGGAACAGCGTCATCCACAAGACCTGTTACGTGTACAACGTGAGCAGATTTCTGTACCGTGGTCAAGACCATATCCAGCAGAAGATACTTACATTACTAAGTTTGGTTTGTTTGATACAGCTACTATATCAGACAATCAAGACCAAGACTATGTTGAACTTGGATATTTCCTTGAAGACTACATACAAGATAATTTCTACATTGTTGTTAAATGGTATAGAACGTTTAATGACCAATTAAACATTATAGAATCGTTAGCTCTTAAGGATTCTGCTGCTATAGCTGACAGCACAACTATTTCTGAGACAATTGGTGTTGTTAGAAGGTTTGTAAGAACATTTACAGATACCACTACAATGTCAGAAACTAAAGCTTTAGGAATGAAGAAAGCTTTGTCTGATGTTACAGCAATAGCAGAAACGTTTACTAATGCTGTTAAGTATGCACGCAGCTACGCTGACACTGTTACACCAACAGAAACAACTGCACGTACTGTAAGTAAAGCTTTAGCAGATACAACAACAATCACAGAGAGTTTAACCAAGGTGTTAACTTATCTGCGGTCTTTATCAGATACAACTGCAGC